AGCTGGACTTATCGAGCGGGACAAGTTTCAGTTACTGTTGGAAGTCGTGCACTTCACTAACCGAATTTCCCGGAGATTTGGACCTCTCTAGCGGGATAAATTTCAGTAACTGTTGGTATAATTGCAATTCACTAACCGAATTTCCCAGCGAGCAGGACTTATCCAGCGGGACAAATTTTCAATACTGCTGGTATAATTGCAATTCACTCGAAAGTTTTCCCGCTTTGGACCTATCCAGCGGGACATATTTTTATGCCGCTTGGTATTTTTGCAGTTCACTCGAAAATTTTCCCGCTAATTTCTTCGACTACTGGACTCCGGGAACACCCGCAACGAATTGCTTCCAATACGCATGGGACGGGTGCTCATCGCTCACCGCAACCTCAGTCGAAAACATCCTGAACTCCATTGCAACCTCTGGCGTCGATGCCCCTGCGAGTGGGCCAGACATCACAATCGACTACGACGACGGGACGGGGCCACCTGACATTACCTCTGCTGTGGCCACGCTGAAAGCCTGCTCACCTGCTTGGACCATCACACTAAACGGAGTTGCACAATAAAATGCCTGAACCACTCAGTCGCTATTTCCGCGTAGAGCCTGACGCCTACGAGGCGCTGACTCAATACGTGGACACCTCGCGTGGGTTTCCCAACGAGACGACGCAGCGTGGGCTACAGTTGTTTGAGTGGCTCCCCCACGAAGAGGACGGATGGGGAATCATAGCGATTGACGGGTGGAGGTTTACCGAGAACGACGAGGTTGTCATTACAGCAGCCATCGAGGCCGGAACCGTAGAGGAACTCGACAGGGAGACTTACTGGGCAAAGCGCAATGCGTTGCGGAACCCACCGGAACCAGAGCCCGAGGAGCCCGAGGAGCCGCTGTTTCCTGACGACCCACTTTTTGATTTACCTGACTAATGCAAGCTACAACCGCAGAGGCGCAATACATTGCTCTTGAAGGGGGACGTAATCCTTTTCTTTACAGAGCAAGAGACGCCGCAAAGCTGACCCTACCCTACTTGGTGCCAGAAGAGGGCCACAATGCCCACGCAAGGCTCAACACGCCCTTCCAAGGCGTAGGCGCTAGAGGGGTTAACAACTTGGCTTCAAAGCTCCTGCTGGCCCTCCTAGCCCCCAATGCGCCCTTCTTTCGTCTTAACTTTGACGAGCACGTCTTGCGCCAAGAGGGCGCTACGGAAGATATCATTGGCGAGATGGAGTCCGCTCTTCAGAAAGTTGAAGAGTCGGTCATGGAAGAGGTGAGCCGCCAGTCTTACCGGGTAGGCATTCACGAAGCTATTAAACACCTCATCGTTACGGGTAATTCTTTGTTGTATTTGCCTGAGGGTGGAGGCCTGAGGGTCTTCCATCTGGACAGGTATGTTGTCCAACGTGACCCAATGGGCACCCCGGTAAAGATTATAACCAAGGAGACACTCGCCTACGACACGCTCAGCGATGAGCTTAAAGCCGCTGCTGGTGTGCGCGATGGCGCTGGGCCTGACAAGGAGTGCGATTTGTTTACCTCCGTTTGCCTCCACGGAAACGACTGGGTGGTTCACCAAGAAATCAAAGGAACAGTTGTTGAGGGCTCTGAAGGAACATTCAAAAAGAACAAATCACCCTACATCCCTCTGCGCTTTTCCAAGATTGACGGAGAGGATTATGGAAGGGGATATGTGGAAGAATATTTAGGGGACCTTATAAGCCTTGAGAAATTGACTCAGGCTATCGTGGAGGGTTCTGCTGCTGCTGCAAAAGTATTGTTCTTGGTCAACCCCAACGGGACGACCAGAGCGAAGACATTGGCTGAGAGCCCTAACGGGGCCATTACTCAAGGTAATGCGGCTGATGTCTCTGTCCTTCAGTTGGACAAGTTTAACGACTTCCGCATTGCAGCTGAAACAATCACGACCATCAAAGACCGACTAGGACACGCATTCCTGCTTACTTCAGGCGTTGTCAGGAACGCGGAAAGGGTCACCGCCGAAGAGATTCGGATGCTGACCTTGGAGCTTGAGTCAGCCCTTGGTGGTCTTTATTCGCTGCTTAGTAACGAGCTTCAGTTGCCCATGGTGAACCGTGTCATGGATGTCATGAGCAAACAGAAGAAGCTCCCCAAGTTGCCTAAAGACCTAGTGACCCCTGTAATAATTACAGGCATTGAGGCTTTGGGCCGGGGGAACGACCTTCAGAAGCTCGACCTATTTCTTGCTGGTGCTGCTCAAGTTATTGGTCCACAAGCCATACAACAGTATGTTAACGTGGAAGAATACTTTAAGCGGAGAGCCACAAGTCTTGGCATCAAGACTCAAGGGCTTGTTAAGACACAAGAAGAAATACAACAAGAAATGCAGCAAGCGCAAATGATGTCTATGGCTGAGAAAGCAGCTCCTCAAGGAGCAGCGGCCTTGGGCAACATCGCGCAAGATGCTATGGCTGAATCCCCGGAGGAGGCCCCAGTAGCAGAGGAATAATACAACATGGCCGACAAATACGAAATCAACGACCCAACGCCTGACGAGAATATAACTCTTGAACAGGAAGCAGCGAACATCCCCGACGAAGAAGCGGCCAGCGACCGCCCTGAGTGGTTGCCCGAAAAGTTCAAGTCTCCCGAAGACTTGGCACAGGCATACAACAACCTTGAGTCAAAACTTGGCTCAAATACGGATACTGGCGAAGCAGAAGACCTCCCACCAACGGACGCGCCTGATGCGAGCCAAAGCTCAGAGAGCCAGAACGAGGCAATCATGTCCGCTTCCACTGAATGGCAGGAGAGCGGGGAGCTAAGCGATACGACTTACGACGCCTTGGCTAAAGCCGGGTTGGGTCGTGAGTTGGTTGATTCTTATATTGCGGGGCAGAGCGCCTTACAGACCTCTGAAGAGGACGCGCTTATGAACGCAGCAGGGGGCCGGGAAGTTTACGGCGAGATGGCTGAGTGGGCGGCTGAAGAGCTTTCCGAAACGCAGCTTGATGCTTACAACGGAGCACTTGAGACCGGAACAAAGGAGCAAGCACAGCTCGCTATTGACTGGCTCAAGTCCAAATACGAGACAGCGAATGGGACAAACCCGGCGCTGATTCTAGGCAGGACCCAAGGGTCCAGCAGCAAACCTTTCGATAGCCGAGCGCAGGTTCTGTCAGCAATGTCTGAGAGAGACGCGAGCGGGAAAAAGAAATACGAAACCGACCCAGCATTCCGCAAAGAGGTCGAACGCAGACTAGCAATATCCAACATATAAAATCATGAAGTTCCTTATCTTATTCATCGCAGTCCTGAGTGTAGCTCTTACCTCCTGTGCTGTGTCCACTCCGTGGGGCGGCGTCAGCGTTGCTCCTGCCGCCAGTCTTGACATCAACATCGACTAGACATGGCTGAAGCATTAACGTGGTTTGCTGAAAACAAGGAAGCCATTATCGGAGTTCTCACTGGCATCGTTACCATTGCCAGCATTGTTGCTACAATGACACCTAACGACAGCGACAACGCCTTCGTGGCTAAGGCCAGCAAGGTGGTATCGTGGTTGGCCCTTAACGTAGGAAAAGCTAAGAGCGAGTAATGGTTAAACTAATCGTCAGTTTATTGATTCAGTTCCCTAAGCTGGCGGGTTTGTTTTTCAAGGTTAGGGATGAGTATGTTAGCGCGGTTAAAAAGCGCCGTCATAATCGCAATAACGAGCGCATCAATCGTTGGGTGCACGACGATTAAAAGAAGTGAACTTCCGTACTTTATTGGAAAGCTGGAAGAGCATTCTTTCACGTCTGAGGAAAAGGAGACAATCGGAGAACTCCTCCGATACATCAACGACCTCGAAAACCGTTGATATCGTAGGCCTCTGTGTGGGGCATTCCAGACCCCGAGACATGGGGGCCAGCAGCGTGTCTGGAGTCCCTGAGTGGACTTACAACGTGCGCGTGGCGGCTCTGGTTAAGAAGTATCTACATGGTCATGGCATTGATTCCATAATCTACGACGAATACCACGGGAACGCATACACCTCTGCCATGAAGTGGCTGGCCCACACACTGAAGGTGGACGGGGTCACAGTGGCTGTTGAGTTTCATTTCAACGCCGCCACAGCGTCCGCAGAGGGCTGTGAGATGTTATACTACCACAGCTCTGCGCCCGGCAAAAGACTGGCAGGACTTCTCCAGAGAGAGGTTCTGACCGAATACGACACAACCGACCGAGGCATAAAGCCTCTCAAAAAATTTTCGCGGGGCGGGGCATTCTTGGTGAAGACCAAGTGTCCTGCCGTGATTTGCGAGCCGTTCTTCGGCACCAATGAACGAGAGTGGGAGATATTCCGCTCATCCCGCACCCAACTGGCGCGAGCATACGCCAGTGGGATAAAGACTTTTCTGTCTGAAGTATCAGCTTAGTAGCCGATAGCGCCCGTAAAGGATAACGCTGACGAGTGAACAATGTGAAAGAGGACACGAAGAAACCAATCGGTTTCTAAAAAGGAAACCACTTAATCTTAACTAGAAAGAATCAACCATTATGGCTAATGGAACTATTACCCCGTCAAGAATCGGACAGGAAATGTCCGCTGGGGCAACAGACGCTCTTTTCTTGAAGGTGTTCGCGAACGAGGTGCTTAATGCCTTCGAAGAATCGAACGTCATGAAAGAGCTTCACACCGTTCGGACTATTTCGAGCGGTAAGTCGGCGCAATTCCCAGTTACGGGTATTGCGACAGCAAAATACCACACTCCCGGTGAGGATGTGTTTGAGATGACTAACGGAACTAAGTATCCGACGGCAATCGAACATCGTGAGCGTGTTATCAACATTGATGACGTTCTTATCGCGGCTACTTCCGTAGCTCAGATTGACGAACTCAAGAATCACTACGATGTGAGGTCCGTGTATACGACCGAGCTTGGACGGGCTCTTGCTAAGCGTTTCGACCTTGCGACGATGCGTACGTTGGTAGCTGCTTCTCACGTTGACGCTACTGCGCGAGCCAACCCTGATGCCTCTCAAGGCACCGTGATTGACTTGGGAACCACCACTGGTGCTCCAGCTAATGTGGACACCGCTGCAAACCTGATTCAAACCTTCAGGCTTATTGCTCAGACGTTGGACGAACAGCACGTTCCGTCAGAAGACCGCTTCGTCATCTTGACGCCTGCGCTTTACTACCTGCTTGCGGGTAGCGATAACGCAGCCATCAACCGCGACGTAGGGGGTGTTGGTAGCATCGCTACTGGTAGTATTATGGAGCTTGTGGGGCTTAAAATCTACAGCTCTCCTCATGTTTCCACAATCACTACCAACGAAGTTGCCAGTGATGACGTGAATGCTAATAACAACCCGTTCGATGACGCCGATGGAGGCTCTGCCGCGAAAGGCTACCTCGATTCGGGGTTGGACGTGCTGAAGTTCATTGCTGGACACAAGTCCGCTATCGGAACTGTTAAGCTTCTCGACCTTGCGGTTGAAAGCGAATACTCCATGTCAAAGCAGGCTCACCTGATGTTGGCTAAGTATGCAATGGGTCACGGTATCCTGCGACCTGAGTGCGCTATTAGCGTTAGAAGCTAACCGACAATAACTAACCCTTAAGGGGGTCTTCGTAGTTTATTCTGCGGAGGCCCCCTTTTTTTCTTATGGCTCTCACTACAGAAATTGAAAGCGTCAACCAAATGCTTGGGCATATTGGTGAAGCGCCCGTAAACTCCTTAGCTGACACAGCGGCTCTTCCTATCTCAGGGAGCATCGCTTTAACCACGTTACGTGAAGTAGCCAAAGAAGTTCAGACTGAAGAATGGCACTTCAACACAGTAACGGACCACGAAATCTCCCCTAATGGGGACAGCAAGATTCCTCTCCCCGCCACCACTTTATTTGTGGACGCAGTGAATTCCACTGACGACTTTGTCCAGAGGGGTTTGTTTTTGTATAATCGCAAGGACAGAACCTTCACGTTTACCAGCGCAGTTAAAGTTGACCTTACTGAGCAACTGGACTGGGACGACCTCATTGAGCCAGCCAGACGCTACATCACCCTCAGGGCGTCTCGTATTTTCCAAGGGCGTATTGTTGGTAGTCGTGAGTTGGAGGCGCTTATCGCTGTGGATGAGATGCAAGCACGCGCTCGTCTTCAGGAA